TGATGATATAAGAATATCAGTTAGTTTTAATTTTTTACAAGATGGCTTTTAATAAATATACAGTTATACGAAAAGCAGTTTCCTATGAGTTAGCAAACTTTTGCTATAATTACTTTTTACTTAAAAGAGACGCTGTTCATTACATGTATGAAAATAACATTATTGCTAAACATCTTTTACATGGAAGATGGGACGATGAACAGGTGCCTGGAGTTTACTCAATATATGGTGATCATGTTATGGAAACTTTGCTTATGAAAGTCCTTCCGGTAATGAAAGAAAAGACAGGCTTAGATTTAGTGCCCACTTATTCCTACGCTAGAGTTTATGAAAAAGGGGTTGAATTGAAAAGACATAAAGATAGGCCTAGCTGTGAAATATCTACCACTCTTAATTTAGGCGGAGATAACTGGCCTATATTTATCGATCCTACGGGGTCTAACAACGTCATAGATGAGTATAAGAAGATACATAAGCCCAACGCACCCAAAGGTGTAAAAGTGGATTTAGAACCTGGAGATATGCTTATTTACTCTGGCTGTGATTTAGAACACTGGAGAGAGCCTTTTCAGGGCAAAATATGTGGTCAAGTATTTTTGCACTATAATCATGCCGATGGGCCGTTTGCAAAGTCTAATTTATATGATAAAAGACCTATGCTAGGAATAGTCTAATAACGTTGAATATAAACACAATCTAATATATTCTGGAGGTCTATGTTACAGAAGATAAATTTTTTACCTGGATTTAATAAACAACTAACTGAAACTCAAGCAGAGGGTCAATGGGTAGGTGGAGATAATGTTAGATTTAGATATTCTACACCGGAAAAGATAGGTGGATGGCAGCAGCTGGGAGAGAATAAACTTACCGGTGCAGCTAGAGCCATGCATCACATTGTTAATAAATCAGGTAATAAGTTTTCTATTATAGGAACAAACAGAATTTTATATGCATACTCAGGTGGTGTGTTTTATGACATACACCCGATTCGAGCAACTACAACCTTATCTAATGCTTTTACAACAACGAACGGTTCTGCTGTTGTAACAATAACATTTTCAAGTGATCATAATCTTGCAGCAAACGATATTATTTTATTAGATAATTTTAGCACAATTACAAATTCAAACTTTGGTGCTTCTGATTTTGATGATAAAAAATTTATGGTAACTTCTGTTTCATCTTCAACAACAATTACTATTACTATGCCTTCGACAGAAGGAGGATCTGGTGGAACAACATCTGGGGGCATTAGAGTACAAGCTTACTACAGTGTTGGACCTGCAGGACAGCTTCCTGGGTTTGGTTGGAGTTTAGGACAATGGGGTGGTACGGTATCAGGAGAAGCACAAACAAGTTTAAACGGAGGAATTAATAGTTCTACAACTACAATTGTTTTAACAGATGCCTCTTTGTTTCCAACATCAGGAACAAGTTTTGTTCAAATAGGTAGTGAAGAAATTTCTTACACAGGTTTATCCGGTAATACTTTAACGGGTGTAACAAGAGGAGTTAGAAACACAACAGCTGCTTCTCACTCAAATGCAGATACTGTGACCAACTCTACTGACTATGTAGCGTGGGGCGAGGCTGCATCTGGTGACTTAGTTATAGATCCAGGTATGTGGTCAATAGATAACTTCGGTGATAAAATTATAGCGTTGATACATAATGGACAAGTATTTGAATGGGATTCAAATGCATCAAACGCAACAACAACGAGAGCCACAATTATATCGGGCGCTCCAACGGCATCTAGAGATATGATTGTATCTACACCAGATAGACACTTAGTATTCTTTGGAACAGAAACAACAATAGGTACATCGAGTACACAAGATCAAATGTTTATAAGGTTCTCAGATCAAGAAAATATTAATTCTTATACTCCAACTGCAACAAACACAGCAGGTACACAGAGACTGGCCGACGGATCTAGAATAGTAGGAGCAGTTAGAGGTCGTGATGCAATTTACGTTTGGACTGACACTGCCTTATTTACACAAAGATTTATTGGTCCACCATTTACATTTGGTTTTACACAGGTAGGCACAAACTGTGGATTGATTGGACAGAACGCAGCTGTTGAAGTTGATGGCTCTGCTTATTGGTTCTCAGAAAATGGTTTCTTCAAATATGCAGGTGCTCTTCAAACGCTAACTTGTTTAGTAGAAGATTTTGTTTTTAATGATTTAAATACAACAGCATCACAATTAATTAATGCTGGATTAAATAATTTGTTTGGTGAGATAACTTGGTTCTACTGCACAGAAAACTCTACAGTCGTAGATAGATGTGTAACTTATAATTATCAAGAATCTTCATCGGAAAGACCGATATGGACAACTGGCACTTTAGATAGAACAACATGGCAAGACTCTTCTGTATTTGGTAAACCACATGCTACAGATTATGATGTTAGTTCTAATGCATCTTATGATGTTGTTGGTAATACTGAAGGATGCACAATATATTACGAACACGAAACAGGCACAGATCAAGTAACCTCTACAGCTGTTACAGCAGTAACTGCTAATATTGAATCTGGAGATTTTGATATTTCAGCTACGCAACAAGGGGGCGCTGATCTTAGAGGAGATGGTGAGTTTCTAATGAAGATTAGAAGATTTGTTCCAGACTTTTTATCTCAAACAGGTAATACACAAATTACCTTACAATTAAAAAATTATCCAAATAGTACACAAGCTAGTTCACCTCTTGGCCCTTTTACAATTACATCATCTACAACTAAGATAGATACAAGAGCGCGAGGACGAGCGGTATCGTTAAAAGTAGCGAACACAGGTTCATCACAGAATTGGAAACTTGGTGGATTTAGATTAGATATACAACCAGACGGAAGAAGATAATGGCAAAGATAGTACAGATATTAACTAGACCAAGCAGAGAGTACAGACAAGATGTGGCTGACGCACAAGTCAGAGATCTTGATGCGATTGTACAAAAATTAAATACAACATTTCAACAAGAATTAAAGGATGAAGTTGATGCGCAAAACTTCTTTTTAAATTAATGTCTAATAGTTTTAAAAATGAAAAAGTAGATTTAACTACGACAGATCTTACAACTTTGTACACAGTGCCAACGGCAACAACAACTGTAATAAAATCTATATTAGTTTCTGATGATTCTGGATCAGGCACAACAATTGATGTAACTTTAGTTAATTCTAGTAGTGCAATATTTAATCTATTTAAGTCTAAATCTATATCAGGTAATGCAACAACAGAGCTTTTAACACAACCCCTTGTTATGGAAGAGAGTGAAGTATTAAAGGTGCAATCAGGTTATGCAAATAGACTACATGTAGTGGCTTCTATATTAGAAATAAAACCAAGAGAAGTGACAGTATAATGAAGGTTATTAAACCAAAAGAAATTATTGAGACAATATCTAATTTAAAGACGGGTGAAGTATATAAAAATGACGAGGAATGGAAGGCAAAAGGGGTGCCAGAAGCACACATTCGAAGGGATGTTAAAGTGATTATGCCAAGCCTTGATTTATTTGGCAAAACCAAGTAGATTGAAAAATACAGGATTATAAGCCTGCCTACAACAACTTAATTAAAATATGACAATATCAAGAGGACAGATGGATAGACAATTACGAATGGGTGGTGGCATCATGGATGTCGTGCCTAGAGAACCTGCTATACTTGGTGGTATTAAAAGAGCCGTTAAAAAAGTTACTAAAGGCGTAAAAGATATTGCATCATCTGATCTTGGCAAAGCTGCATTATTATATGCAGGCACAGCAGGACTTGGAGCTTTGGGTGCTGGAACTGCCGCAAAAACAAGTGGCTTTGGTGGTATATTTAATCCTAGAAATGTAATGTCTAATTTAGGTGGAAGTTTTTTAAACTTTAAATCAACTCCTTTTGGAGAAAAAATATTTGGAACAGCTCTTGGAGATACTGACCTAAAGAGATCAGGTAGTATATTCTCAAAAGCTTTTGAAAAAATAGGTGGTGGAGGCAATGTAACTAAACTAGCAACACTAGGCGCAGTATCTACTTTCTTAACAAAAACACTTGGTATGACACCAGAACAAGCTGAAGAAGAACTAGCTAGAGATCCATCAGGATATTTAGAACAATATTATAGAAATTTAAATCCACCAACTGCGGACACAACTTCAGAAGAGTATGAAAAACAAGTTAGAGATTTTGTTACCACTAATACATCTGAATACGCTGTGGGTGGTAGAGTAGGTTATCAAGATGCAGGACCAGTATTACCACCAGACCCAACACAACCTGTAAATCCTTTTGGGCCAAAACCAGGAGATTTTGGTGTTGAAGATAATGAAATAAAAATGGCATCTAACACGGAAGTAGACAAAGCTATAGAAGCTCTTTTTGAAAAATACTTGGAGATGGGTTTTTCTCCTAAAGAGGCTTTGGAAAAAGTAAAAGAAGATATTGAAAAAATGGGTATGGCACCAAGTAAAGTAGAAGGAAGAGGTCTAGCAGCTATAGGCGGTAAGATGGATACCGCTAGCGATAACGCTATGCAAGCGGCGGGCATCGAGGGACTACCTATTAGACAAAATCCAAAAGGTGTTAAAGAGTTAGATCTTAGAGAAACTGGTGGATTTATACCGCCGGTTGGTATAAAAGAAAAAGAAGATGATATCCCAGCGATGTTATCAAATAATGAATTTGTATTTACAGCAGATGCTGTAAGAGGCATGGGTGGTGGCAATGTTAATAAAGGCGCACAAATGCTATATGATCAAATGAAAATGTTAGAAGAGGGAGGAAGAGTATAATGGCTGAAGTTGTAAGAACAGCCCCAGCAGAATTTATTGAAGCGGGTGCAAAAACATATCTAGACGATCTAACAAAAGCAATTGGTGATTTTAAAGGACAAGACCTATCTAAAATTATGGGTCGACAGTTTGTTGCTGGTCCTGGTGCATTAACCACACAAGCAGAGGGTTTAGCATCTGGCCTGGGTAGTTTCCAACCTTTCTTAAACGAAGCAGCCGCAGCTCAAGCACAAGCAAAAGGTTTAGTTAGTCCTACTGCTTATCAAGCATACATGTCTCCGTATCAACAAGATGTTATTGATACAACATTAGCAGAGTATGATGTACAAGCACAAAAAGGTTTACCAGGATTAGCAGCTCAAGCTATCGGCGCTGGAGCATTTGGCGGTGGAAGAGAAGGTGTACAAAGAGCAGAATATCAAGCAGCATCAGATAGAAACAGAGCAGCACTACAAGCACAATTATTACAACAAGGTTTTGGCACAGCGCAAAATTTAGCACAAAACGCTTTTGGTCAACAACAAGCATTGGCAGCAGGTCAATTAGGATTAGCACAACAAT